AAAGTACCATGGCTAAGAGTAAAGAAGAGAAGGAAGCTGTCGAACACAAGTATGTGGTCGAGGACCTAGCCGAGAAGCTGGGCATCACCGGGCCGTCGACGCGGGTATTCCTGCGCAGCATCGAAGCACCCCGCGAGGGTCGCAGTTATGGCTGGGATACCGCTGCCGAGCTCGACGCGCTCGTGAAGCAGTACAACAGCAAGAAGAAGGATGCCGATGAGCCGGCACCGGCCAAGGCCAAGGTTCCGAATAAGTCCAAGCGGAAAGAAGCCGCCTAAGACTTGACCTTGTGGGAGGGAGAGGCGGCGGGCTCTGAGAAATCGGACCCGCTGCTTTTTTTGTAATGCCATTCAAAGACCACATTCTGATTGTTGTGATGGTCGCATCCTTCTCAGCGGTGGGTGTCTTTTTTATGGTCGACATACTCCACCTGCTGATAGAGTTTTTATTTCGCTTTTAGACGCTCGTACGCGGCGTCGGCGCTCCACACGGTGTATTCCTCCAGCCGACGCCATAAACGCCGCCATGCGCCGTCTGAGCGCTTCCTACTGGCCGTTGAACAGTCCGACGACAGCCGACCCGAGCCACCACACGCCATAAATGAGCACCGCGGCCACCAGCAGAGCGGCCATGATCATGGTAGTCGCTTCGCGCCACGGGTGGAGGGGCCGATAGGGTGGCGGCTCCCAGTCGTCATCGTCCAACGCAATCGCTCCACGGCTAGGGGCGTCGCTAGGCGCTCACAGACGGCGCACAGGCGGCGTCGGCGCTCGTCGCTGGGGGAATACGGGGGTGGACGCGTCGACAGCGCCCTGCGAGCGTTTATTTTGACTCGGATATATGGAGTTCATCGACACTCAGGATGCCTAGAGCAATGGCATGGGCAGTCGCTTGTGGCAAGAGTGCGCAGTCCATCTTGTAGCGCACGGCGTCGAGGTTGGTCTTGACAGTACCGAACGAAAGCCCGAGTATCTGCGCCGTCTCGGAGTAGGTCTTACCACGAGCCACCCACAACAGGCACTCGCGCTGACGTGGCGAGAGGGAGTGTGTCATCTCGGTTTCCGGAAGAAGGTGGGAGGGGCAACCTGGTGGCGGGCCGGGTCGACCCCTCCCTTAGCTCGCCTGCTGCCGGCCCGCCGTCAGAGGTCCGCTAACTTTTTGATTTAAACGGTTTAAATCAAGCGGGGTGCGGGCGACTACGCGGTTCAACATCTTTCACGATGTCCATTCGTCGCGTCGCACCCCTGTCCCAGTACGCTGGCCCGAGGCCCCATGACGCACTGAGCATTCGGGTAAAACCCCGCCAGCCTAACACGGGAGAAAGAACTGGCGGGGCCCAAAGCCTAAGTGGCTTATCGCTGCTTGGGCTGAGGGGTCGGCGGCAAGCCCTGGTCGGGACGCGGCGGGCGTCCACCCGGCAGACCCTGATCGGGATGAGCCGGGTCAACGACCTTGCCTTGCCACTGCTGGCCGGGAACATGCCAAATGACCACGACCTTGTTCTGCAGGTCGGGCGGCACCGGCGGCAGGGTCACGCCAGGAGGCAAGCCCTGGTCGGGCGCAGCCGGGTCCTCGGGCTCCGGGAGCACGATGGGATGAGTCGGCTGACCCGGGTTCGGCCAGATACCGATGATCGGAGGACCGCCCGGAAGACCCTGATCGGGTCGACCGCCGCCCCAACCGCCCGAGCCCGGAGGCCGATTGCTGGGGTGTTCGCCGCCCCACGAACCGGGTGGTCGGTTGCTGGGGTGCTCACCGCCCCAACCAGGCCGCTCGCCGCCCCAGTAACCCGGAGGCCGACCGCCGCCAGGAAGGCCCTGGTCGGGATAGTTGCCGCCACCCGGCAAGCCTTGGTCGGGATGACCACCGCCCCAGCCACCACCGGGCAAGCCCTGATCGGGGTAGCGATCCCCGTAGAACACTTCGCCGACGATAACGACTTTTACCATTTGTAGTCTCCTCTCCTAGATTGGGTCAGGACTCTCCCGACCAGGTTGCACGCAACGCCGTCCACCAGCCCCATAACACGAGGGCCGCACCTGGGAGGGCTAAAGCTAGCCAGCCCCAGAAGCTATGAGTCATCTTCCACAACACCAGACTGAACGCGAGTGCGGCCAGTCCGTTGAAGATGAAACCAACTGCTTTAACAATTGACGGAGGATCGCCGGGTAATTTTATCGACGGGTCACCAATAAGAAAGTACGGGGCGCGCTTGGCGCGCACCCCGTGTTTAGATCAGTACATCGCCAACCGGTCGCGAACCCGGCGCTTGACACCCATGAACGCCATCAGACCGAAGCCGAGGATCAACATCGCCCAGGTCCGGGGCTCAGGGATCGCCGCCGTCTCCATGCTTTCGTTGAAGCCGGTGATGCTCGCTCCGGCGCGCAGGCCGAGCGTGGCCGCTTCCGCCATGCTGAACGGACCCTCTGCCGAGAATGGTGAGAGGTTCGAGCCAGCGAACGAGAACGGGTTGGTGGTCGGTGAGCCGCTGTCCTGGAACAACGTCGCGCCAGGTGTGGAGAGCCCGATGCCGGCCGGTTGGCCGTTAGCCGGGTCAGCGAAGAACCCCAGAGTCGAGGGCCCGCTGCCGAGTGCATCGTTGAAGGTCAATGACGCGCTCTCGCGAATGCCATTGACTGGACCGACGAAGTTGGTGTCGCCAACCACGATCCTGAGTGCGCCCTCAGTCGGCCCGGTGTTCGAGATCAGCGAGGTGGAGAACTGGAGGTTGTCTTCTCCCGCGCCGCTCACGCTGGCTGCCACAGTGCCAATGATGTGGAACCCGCCGACTGTCGTGTTGAGAATGATGATGTTGTTGCTCGGGCCAGCGAGATCGCATGCCTGACCGTCGGCGCAGGTGACCACGGTCGAACCATCACTGAAGGCGATCTGGAGAGTGGCATGAGCGGGCGCAGCGCCGAGCGCCGCCAGGAGCGCAGTCGTCAAGAGGAGTCTGTTGTGCAGCATTTTTTGGTTCCCCGGGTGAGAGGTCGTAAATTTTACGTCCTTGATCTGGTATAATACACGGACGCGACGAAAATAAAACAACTTTTTCTCTTATGCAAACCCGTGGCGGGTGCCCTTGGTGTCGATAGTCAATGCCATGTGGCGCGGATCAGCCTGAGTCAGGCCGAGGTGAACCCACGTGTCGTACTCATGGATGAGCTGGTCGATACCCAGTTCTTTCATGTGTGGGTGCAATTTGTGGCAGATCGCTTTCGGCGTCCCAAAACCCGGGCAACTGAAATCGATTGCCAGCCCGTAGACATGGGCGCTGTTTTTGCTGCCACCGACAGCCGTGTTAACTTGAGGGCTGCGGTAACCCGAGCTGACCAAGATCGGCTTGTCGCCCAGAAGGGTCCGCACTTTCTCCATCACTTCAGCAGTGCGCGTGAGGTTCGCCCGCTCGGGACTGCCCATCGCTGGCACATTGTGAATGCCCTTACGCGCCGCCGTTTGCGAGTCCGTGAATTCCTCGAGAGTGAAGTTGGGTGTGAGGTTGGTCATGAATGCGGTCCTTGACGACAATCGCGGATATCGGTGACGAGCTTCGCGATCAGTTCCATCTGTTGCTTGTTGCGCTCGCTGGCGTTGGACGCAACCTCGCCGAGCACGAACCCAGCAAAGGCCAAGAACCCGATGTTAACAACGAGCAGCGCAATGGCGAGCGGCTGAGCCGACATCGCGCCAACGGCGGCGGTGCCGACTTTGCCCGCCTCCTCAGTGAGTCCCATGGTCATTCCCCCTGCTAAGCCAATAAGCAATTACGCCCCCGAACGCCGCCACCAGCCCTCCAATCACCGCGCTTGTTATTTCGTCGGTCGGCACAGTGAAGAACACGCTGAACGCCGCCAAGCCGATGAAAGCGACCACTACTAGCAAGCTGATAGTCAGCGTGCCGCCGGTCGGATCGAACTTGCCCGCGACAAAGAGTAGAACAGCTACGAACGTGACTCCGAAGATGATTGTCATCATTCCCGGATAGTCGAGCACCTTGGGGATCGGAGGAGGGTTGATAGCCCCAGCCGACGATGGGCCGACTGGATCCGCGGTATTCATACACCCCACTCCGTAGCATGATCATTTTCGGACCCTCTTGATGAGATGGCCGCCCAATCCGTGATCGCGTAAAATTCGGCTGACAGTACCCTGAGTTATTTTCAGCTCGATGGCAATAACCTCCTGTGTCTTACCTTTCATCCTTAGAGCCTTAGCCCTCTCGACTAATTGCTCAGTGACCTTGACCGGAGTCATGGTGGTGGTGTGGTGGTGGGATGTACGGGTGCGACGCGATCATAGCATCGACCTGCTTCTGAACCTCTTTAAGCCGCTCGCCCATCATCGTCTCGAACTGCTTTCCAAACTCGGCGAGCTTGGCGTTGAGGATATCACCAATTCTCTTCTCGAGATCATTGACGCGCCGCGACAGATCCGCAGCCGAGCGAAGAGCGTCGTCAGCTTTCTTCGCCATCAGCATAAACTGGATATCCGTTTCCGACGGATGCCCGCTGTGTTGAGGTGGGTCCGGGATGCTGACCGGAATGGGACGACCACTTGCATCGAGTGCCATGTCAGTAATACCTTATGCAGTAGTAGAGCGCCATGAACGGAGGCATGTTGTTGTGCGTTGCGCCGCCACCTGCGTTCTGGATGCCGATGCCGATGGCTGCGCCGTAGACGCCCATGCCGGTTCCCACACCACCTGTGTAAACACCGGTGCCCGCCGCTTGAATGGTTCGCCCCGTTCCCGAGCCATCCGTGCTGCTCGCTGTGATCTGCGGGTTCTGCGCCGCGAGCGAGAAATAACCGCTTGTCTGTCGCATCGTCCCGCCATGCGCGTGGCCGGGATCGGGAAAGCCGTGACCGTGACCTGGATCGCCGATAGCATGGCTATGACCGGGGTCAGCAAGACTGTGCGCGTGCGTCGGGTCGGAGACACCGTGCGCGTGAACGGGCATCTCCCCAGCAGCCAGAGTGTGGTTGATCTCGCCACCCGCCGCGCGCAGTCCCCAGGTATTACCCGCACAGACGACGGTGCGGTCGAGGAGATTGGGGACCGCGAACGTCGTGGTGCCGTTGCCGCCGAACGCAGCGCCGATGACTGCCGCCAGTTGGGGCGCATCAGTGATGTTGTAGACGCCGCCATTGCACAGTAGATAGTTGGCTGGAAGAGTCGCTGTCGGCCAAATGATGATACCGCCGATTGGCGTGGCTACCGAAGCCGACGACGAGCCCCGGCTATCGACATACCCTTTGTTGGCCGCGTCAGTCGCCGCAACCGGAGTGATCGAAGTGATCTGCCCCGCCATGACCCCGCCCGCGAGCGGAAGGAAGGGGCCAGCGCCCGTCGCAACCCACTTGACGCCGTCCCACTGCCAAGTGGTGCCGCCACTGGTGAACGTCTGACCATTCGACGGGTTGGCCGGAAAGTCAATCATGCAGGCAGCGTTGTTCCTGGCGGCGTAGCGGGCGTCGGCTCGTTGCCTTCACTGAGCCACACGAGATACGCCTGGTAGTCCATATTGCCCGGGTCGAATGGGATGAATGCGCCATCCTCATCTCGCTGGATCATCTCCTCGTGAGGTTGACCCCGCATCGGGTCC